ACAAGAAAATTCATCTCAAGGAATTGCATCTGCTCCAGTAGATATAGATAACCTAGTTAGAAGAATACCTTTGTTATTAAAAACTCCAGATGGATATGTCCCTGCTTTTGGAACAGAAGTATTAAAAGCATTAACAGGAGCAAAAACTTACATTATCACTACAAATGATAATGGTATCCAAGAGATATCAGTCAGAGGAATACCACCAGTTAAAACAGATAGTCTTGGTCGTAAATGGATTAGCTGGGTAGACACACCGCAAACTAATTTAAAAGACATGGACGTTGCAAATAAATTTGTTTTCATCGGGACAACGGCCAATGGAATTATGCCTCAAGTGGCAACTCCAATTGGATTATTAGAACCTCATAAGATTCAAGCTGCATTATCTGAATCAATTCTTATGCAAAACTCTCCATACATTCCAGATTTTGCTTTAGCGTTAGAAATTTTAATTTTTTCATTTTTTGTATCGTTGACGTGGTTTGTAATTAACTATCTAGGAGTAACTAAGGGCGTAAGTATAGCTATAATTTTACTATTCACTACGGGGTTCTCAGGAGTTTTTAGCATCCAGAAGGGTTTTTTAATAGATTTTTCGTGGACTTTTATCTCACAGTTCATAACTGGAGCTATTGCCTTCTATTTTAACTTTAGAAAGCAGTTTAAATTGCGTCAACAGATAAAAAAACAATTTGAACATTACTTAGATCCAAGACAAGTTAAGAGATTGCAAGAGAATCCAGAGTTATTAAAACTTGGTGGTGAAAAAAAAGAAGCAACATTTTTATTTACAGATGTTAGAGGTTTTACTTCTTTGTCGGAAAAATTAGAACCAGAAGAAGTAACCGAGATTATGAACAAAGCACTAACAGTTCAGGTTGAATGCGTCCAAAAAAACGGAGGTATGGTAGATAAATTTATAGGTGATGCATGTATGGCTATATTTAATGCTCCTTTGGATTTAAAAGATCATGAGGACAAAGCAATACAAACTGCAATTGAAATGCAAGAAGCAATTAAAGAACTTAATAAAGAGTTGTCTCATCCTATTGCTATTGGCGTTGGTGTAAATACAGGATTGGCGGTAATAGGCAATATGGGATCAAGTACCCGGTTTGATTTTTCAGCAATTGGGGACGCTGTAAATATAGCAGCAAGACTAGAATCTTCTACTAAAGAGGTTGGTGTTGACATACTGATTGGAGAAAATACTGCACAAAAATCTAAATTTAAGTTAAAATCATTAAATCCAATAAAAGTAAAGGGTAAAGATAAATATTTAAAAATTTATACAAATATATGACCGTAAGAAAAACAGTAACACAAGTAGACGCCTCTTTAAAAATTCATGAGACGCAATGCGCTGAAAGATGGAAAACTGCTTTTGGTAACTTTGCCGAAATAAAAGAAGAAATTGGAAACATTAATTCTACATTAAAAACAGCAACCTTTGGAATGTTTGGATTTATAGGTGCATTAGCAATAGCAATACTAACGGCCATATTATTATGAAGTTAAATTTATTAAAGAATATAGTTGGTGCTGTAGCTCCTACACTAGGAACTGCTCTTGGTGGTCCAATGGCAGGTATGGCAACTAAAATGATTGCCGATGTTTTAGGAGTTCCTAATAACTCTAAGTCAATAGAAAAAGGACTAGCTGATGCTACTCCAGAACAAATGTTAGAACTCAAAAAGTCTGAACAAGCCTTTGAGTTACAAATGAAAGAATTAGAGGTAGATGTATTTGCTTTAGAAACAGCAGATATACAAGATGCTAGAGGTAAGTTTAGTAAAGACTGGACAGCTAGAATAATGGGTATAGTAATCGTAGGTGGCTTTATGGGGTACATATTTTTAGTAACTCTACAACCACCTGAACAAAATTCAGAAGCTCTTATTAACTTAGTACTTGGTTACCTCGGTGGGTTAGCTAGTGCAGTTATATCTTTTTATTTCGGAGCCTCACACAAACAGGATTAAATATGAACATATCACAAGAAGGCTTATCGTTAATTAAAAAATTTGAAGGATGCGAATATAACGCATATAAATGTGCAGCAGGAGTATGGACTATAGGTTATGGTCATACTGCTGATGTTAAAGAAGGAGACTTAGTAACTCAACAAGAAGCAGATAAAATATTAGAAGAAGACATGAAAGAGTTTGAAGGTTATATAAAAAATTTAGTAAAAGTACCTCTTGAACAAAATCAATTTGATGCACTAGTATCTTGGGTATTTAATTTAGGTCCATCTAATTTAGAACAATCTACTATGTTAAAATTTTTAAATGCAGGTGATTATCATTTAATTCCAAGTCAAATAAAAAGATGGAACAAAGCAGGTGGTAAAGTTTTAGAAGGTTTAATTAGAAGAAGAGAAGCTGAATCTTTATTATTTGAAGATAAAGAATGGCATGAGGTTTAATAATGCCATTAAGAAAATTTCAATTTCAACCCGGAATTAATAAAGAAGGTAGTGATTATAGTAATGAAGGCGGATGGTTTGATGCAGACAAAGTTAGATTTAGAAAAGGAAGACCAGAAAGAATAGGTGGTTGGGAAAAAACAAATCCTGATAGTTTTGTTGGTACTTGTAGAAAAATTTATGTTTACAGAAGTGCAAATCAAACAGATTATACAATACTAGGAACTCATCAAAAACTATATGCTTTACAAGGCGATGAATTTTTTGATATAACTCCTATAAGAGCTACAACAACCAATGGAATTGTATTTGCAGCAACTAATGGAAGTGCAATAATTACAGCTACTGATGATGATCACGGAGCTGTAACAGGAGATTTTGTAACAATTTCTAGTGCAGTCAGTTTAGGTGGAGTTATTACTGCTGCTGTATTAAATACCGAACATCAAATAACAGGAATTACTGCTGATACATTTACTTTTATAGCTACAGAAACAGCTAATGGTAATGATACTAATAATGGTGGTTCTGCTACTGATGCAGCTTATCAAATAAATACAGGTCTTGATGTTTATGTTTCATCAACAGGTTTTGGTGTAAGTTCATGGGGCGATTCAAGCTGGGGTTCTGCTTCAGGAATATCTTCAGTTAATCAGTTAAGGCTTTGGTCTATTGATAATTTTGGTGATGATACTATTGCTAATATTAGACTGGGTGGAATTTTTTATTGGGATGAATCAGCAGGAGTTGAAGCAAGAGCTGTAAATGCAACATCTATAAATGGTGCAAGTAATGTACCAGTAAAAACTATACAAGTAATGATGTCAGATGTTGACAGACATGTTATAGCTTTTGGAAGTAATGCCATAGGTTCAACTACTATAAATCCTTTACTTGTTAGATTTTCAGATGCAGAGAGTATAGTTGATTGGACACCATCTTCTACCAACTCAGCAGGTGGAGTTCAATTGTCTTTAGGCTCTGTTATTATTGGAGCATTAAGAACAAGGCAAGAAATACTTATATGGACTGATGCAGGTATCGTATCTATGCGTTTTGTAGGTCAACCATTTATATTTAGTTTTAATGAAGTAGCAACAGGAATGTCAATGATTTCTCCAAATGCTGCTATTAATGCAAATGGGCAAGTTTTCTTTATGGATAGAGGTTCTTTTTATAGTTACTCAGGAAGTGCTCAAAGATTGCCATGTACAGTATTAGATTATATATTTAGTGATATTAATACAGGTCAACTTTTTAAAATATTTGCAGCTCACAATCCTGAGCATAATGAAGTAATGTGGTTCTATCCTTCAGCATCTTCTGTTGAAATAGACAAATATGTAATATATAACTACTTAGAAAAAACATGGTCTATTGGAACAACATCAGATGGCTTTACTAGAACTGCATGGAATGATGCACCAACAAGAGTACATCCTTTAGCTGCAAGTAAAGATGATCAAACTAATGTAAATTACTTATACAATCATGAGCTTGGACATGGCTCTGGTTCTGATAATTTTAGTGCTTTTATAGAATCAAGTGATTTTGATTTAGACCCTGATGGAGAAAGATTTATGTTTGTTTCTAAAATAATACCTGATGTAACTTTTAGAAATCAACAAACTCAAGAAGATGATGTAACTATTACTATAAAAGGTAGGGACTATCCATTAGAAGATTTATCTACTTTATCTACTATATCAGTAACACCTGCTTCTACATTTACAAACACAAGAGCTAGAAGTAGACAATGTGCTATTAGAGTATCTAATACATCTAATGATTACGGTTGGAGATTAGGCGATTTAAGATTAGAAATTAAACCAGATGGAAGAAGATAATGTCAGAAAAAACAACAGTCCCTTTACCAATACCGACTATTGATTATGAACAACAAGACCAATTTATTTTAAGAAGAACTATAGAACAAGGCATGGAAGATATACATCAAGAAATTGGAGGAAGTAAAAGATTGCAAAATAGTATTAGTAGCAAGTCAATTAGAAGACATCAATTTTTATTAATGGGAGTTACAGGTGGCTGATAGTTTAGGAGTATTAGGTCAATTAGACCCAGCAGCAACAACAGTTACA